TCATGCAAAGCCGCAACTCCGGTACCGAGACGGTTCTCGATCTTGTCGTGCCGTGGCTTCTCAATGATCAGGGGGAGTACAACTTCGGGAATGACGCGGTCCCTACGGACCCCAGCAGTGATCCCCAGGCGACGGCGGTTCCCCCGGAAACAAAAACGGCGGAGCCGCCTCCTAACGAGCTTTCGCCACAACACTAGTGAGGGTGACCGATGCACCGCGCGACGCCGGCTAACACGTCCTTCCGCGCCTACAGCGCCGGCGGCGCCCGCACCACCATCCACTCGATCGACGATACTAAACAGATGCAGGAGATGGGCGGCAATATGATGAAGGAGGAGACGCGATCGAAGATTGAGTCCCCTCAGAACTACGGCTTTACGAGCGTCGTCCATCCTCCGGATATGGACAAGCTCGGAAAGATCATCGGTTGCGCCGAAGGCTTCATGTCTTTTATCGGCGGCAACAGGAGTTTTCCGGTCTGCGGAATCATGGACGATCGGCGTCACCGGCTCAATAGTCTTGCCCAGGGTGACGTGGCAATGTTCCGCGGCAAGGATGATGGGCTTCAATTTCACCTCGCACAGGCCGGCGGTTTCCTGACCGGCTTCCTGAACAAGACGCTGCGCATGCAACTCGTCCAGCAGGATCAGCAGCAGAGCTCGAGCGGTCAGAATGGCCAGCAGCAGAACGGTCAGAAGGCGCTCTATCAAAAGGATAGCACGAACTTCTTTGATCTCTCCAAAGACCTCACCCAGCTCGTCAATACCGCGCATCAATTCTTAACGCAGGGAAAACAGAAGGGGATCGAGATCGCCAAGAACGACATGGTGTATCTCGGCGCCAAGAGCAGCGCCGGCAAGTTTTTGAAGGTGCTCCTCGAGGATGGCAGCAAGGCCTTGAATGTGTTCGGTCTCAAGAGCGCAGGGGGAGGCGGAACGAGCATGATGGTTTCAATCGGCGATGACTCTGACGACGAGAAGTCAAGTCTCTTGGTTCGGATCGAGCGCCTGGAAAGTGAAATGCGCGAGTTGCGCGCAAGAATAGGAGGCTGATGTGGCCGGCGGAAAGGGACTGACTTACGACAACGACCTCTTGAAGATGCTCTTCAACGCGGTGCCGATCGCGAACATTTGCGACAATGCGGCGACGAGCCCTTTGACGAATATTTATGTATCGCTCCATACTGGCGATCCCGGTGCGGCAGGGAGCCAGACGACGAACGAGGCGGCCTACGCCGGATATGCGCGCGTCGCGGTCGCGCGCTCGACGTCGGGGTGGACCGTGAGCAGCAACTCGGTGGCGCCGTTCGCCGTTATCTCGTTTCCGACGTGTACCTCCGGCACGGAGACCGAGACTTGGGCCGCGGCCGGAACATCGTTCACCGGCACCGGCAAGATACTTTATCGCGGGCCTCTCACGCCGTCGCTAAACGTCAGCGTTGGCGTCGTTCCCCAGCTGACGACGGCGACGACCCTTACAGAGAGCTAAATCGTTGGCAAACCCTATATTTGTTAAGTCAACGAGTGACTTCGCCGCCGGTACGCTCACACTTACGCTCGGCAGCGCCGTTGGTAGCGGCAACATGCTGCTTGGTGCGGGTTTGTCAGAGTCTGGTATCTTCGTGAAGAGCGTCACTGATGACAAGGGCAACAAGTACGACCTTGTCCCTGGTGGTGACAATAACGGTAACGGCAACGGAGGCTATATCGTATTTGGTTTCCGTTCTCACGCACTGATTACCAATGGTCCAACTATCCTGACTTTCCACCTGACTGGCACCCCGGCATCGTTTTTCTTTAAGTGTGTAGAGGAGTGGGTTCCCGCCACTGGAGCAACCTTTATCGCATTAGATGGTCACACCAATTTTCTAAATTACACGCCAACGGTGCCATCCAGTATGAGCGGGACGACGTCGTCCCCATTCACGACGAGGCACAACAACGTGTTTCTCTGGGGGCTCGTGTGGAACTCTGGAGGAGGAGGGTCGGTCATCGCACCGACCGGAGCATGGAACGCCCAGATGACCGGCGGCGCCGCCGACATGTTCACCTTTAACATGATGGCGGCGACGGCGAACAATTCGAACGCGTTCACGTTCTCAGGGAACTTAGGCACTAATGCGATTTACGGAATATTCTGGGGAACCGCGTTCGTCGCTCAGGATAGCTGGTGCCCGGTGCAGACTGGCCTAGCTTACCTCAACAACACTCCAGGTACTACGCTCACCGTCACAATGCCTAATCCTGCAACTGTCGGCAATGTTATCTTTGGAGGGTTCGGCGCAATTTCAACCGGTACAGTCACGATTCAGGACAATCTCGGTGGCACCAATTACGCCATACTTTCGAACGATGTTTCTACTGGCCATTGTATCTGGGGATCTACCGGATTGCTGACGACGACCCCGACGTCGTTCACTGTGACATCGTCGATATCTGGTCAGACTGCCGGAACCGTGGCGGAGTTCATTCCGCCGGCTAGCGTTAACGCATTCTTCATAGATGTAAGCGGCTTCGCTGATCATCTTACGACGCCGAGCATCACGACATTGTCGAAGACGATCACGACAATTGGCAGCGGTGATCTCATCTATACCTTCATCAGTTCTGGCGCCGTTTTTGGCGACGTTCCTCTGAACGGGTTCAACATGCTGAGCAACTGGGGGCAGAAGAACAGCGATGCTTATTTTATTCAGCCTGTTGCCGGAAGCGTTACGGCTGGCTGGAACTTTGCTCCATCACAAAGCGTGATGGTGTTCGCTACAGCGCTCCAAGCTCCAACACTCTCGAGCACTAATCGCAGGATTGTCTATAGGAGGATTCGCTAGATGGCTGGACGAGTTTATAGAGTGCCAATGAACGCGGTGTCTTCCGGCACCACGGTTGTGGATATCTGGGCAATTACGGCGTCTGCGACCATTCCGTTCTGGCTGGAGGAAATTCGCCTCGACCCGGTCGCGACGGCGGTCGCTGAGAGCAAGCTTTCGATCCATCTCTTCAGCGGAGCCTTCACCGCGGGTAGCGGTGGCACGACGATCACTCCGGTCAAAACTGACTTCAATGCCACCGCGGCCGGCGCGACGGCGAAGGTCGTCAATACGACCCAGACGACCGGAGGCACGAACACCGTAGCAGATGCGGGGCTCTGGAACGTAGTTAATGGCTGGGTGTGGCAGCCAATCGACATGGATCATCGTCTTGCCGTGCCGATGTCGGGCTGCATCGTCTTGTCGCTCGATACCGCGTTTGGCACGACGACAACGATGAGCGGCTGCGCGATCATCCGCGAAATGTTCTAATCGTTCCATGACGGTCAAGGTTCTCCGGCAGCGCGGTCCCCGGATTAGAAATCCGAGGAGAATTCCCCCTCCGAAGTTCATCACTACCGCGAGCGCCTGGAACGCAAACGGCGTTGCCTCGACATCGATCCCCGGCGTCCTTGCCAAGCAATCGGCGCTCAATGCCGACGGCATTGCGGCTGCGTCGTTTACCGCAAGGGGAGCTGGCCAGGCGGTCCTCAAGGCCGACGGCGCTGGGACGGCGCTCTTCGCAGCGACGAGCCCCGCGGCGTTCACCTCCGACGGCATATCGACCGTAACGTTCCACAGCTTCTCGTCCTCCTACGCTTCGCTTGAGGCGGACGGCGTCGCGGACGTTGAGATACAAAGCGCCGGCCTCGGTATCTGGCACGCCGACGGCGTCGCCGGCGTCGCTTTTGGCGAGCCTCCGAGCTGGAATGCGGACGGAGAGGCCGACGTAGACTTTTGGACGGCGACCGGGATCATCGTTACCGGCGCTCCGATCGTCGTTCCTCCGCCGCTGCCGCCCGGCTCGTACACGCCGGATATCAAGCTATTTCAGTACACCGAATTTCCGACAGCGTTCGCGATCGATTATGTGCTTCGCGATAACGGCACTCTTGATGACACGCAGGCCCTCGCCACGGCGGTTGTCCTTGCGCTCGGCACCAATCGCCTCGCGAACGCTACCGATGAGCTCCCTGACATCGATTCGACCGATCGCCAAGGGTGGTGGGGGGACATGGACGCGGGCGAGATATGGGGAGCCTGGCCGATTGGTTCTCGCCTGTGGTTGCTGAAGCGCAGCAAGATCGTTGGCCCGGAGGCTCACGGCGGAGCGACGACGACGCTGGTCGAGATGTACATCAACGAGGCGCTTCAGCCGTTCATTGATCTCAAGATCGCGAGCGAGATCGACGTCACTGCTATACGCAGCGGGCTCGAAACGATCACGGCGGCCATTACGATCTACCGCGGTCCACGGCTTGCGATCGATCTCCAATATGAAATTCTCTGGGACGAGCTCATCGGATCGGTGACGATGAGTCCACCGCCGCTCGGCGGCGTGCTGACGATGACGAGAAGATAATGCCCTGGTCAACTCCGACCTTGAAGGACGTCCGCATGATGGTGCGGGACTCCATCACCGGCACTCTTCCCGGCGCCGATGCGTCCGTGCCGAACTCAGTTCTCCGAGTTCTGTCCGACGTGATGGGCGCGCTTTGCCATCTCGTTCTCCAGTATATCGATTGGCTCGCCCTCCAGCTCCTGCCGGACACCGCGGAAAAGGAATGGCTCGATCGCCACGCCCAGATCTGGCTCGTGAACGCCGACGGCTCGATCGGCCGCAAGCTGGCGACGCCGGCAACGGGCAACGCCTCCGTCAGCGGCACCGTGGACGGAACGTTTGTTCCTGAGGGCACGGCGCTAGCCTACGGCGTGGCCGTTACCTATGAGACGATCGCGGACGCAACGCTCAGCGCCAGCGTCAGCGTGAGCATTCCTGTCATCGCGCTCGTGCCAGGAACGATTGGCAACATCGACGATGGCGCCGTTCTCACGCTGGTTACTTTGATCGATGGCGTTGGCGACATTACCGCGAGTGGCATAGCCGGCGGCACGGACACGGAGACCGACGACGAATTACGGTCCCGCGTCCTCCAGCGGATCAGAAACCCGCCGATGGGTGGGGACGCCGATGATTATGTGGCGTGGGCGCTCTCCTATCCCGGCGTGACCCGCGCGTGGTCTTACCCCCAGGAGATGGGTATCGGGACGATATCTATCCGGTTCATGATGGACGATCTGAGGTCGAGCGATAACGGCTGGCCGGAGCCTCAGGACGTTGTCAATGTGCAGCAGTATATTGATACTGTCAGGCCGGTGACAGTCAAGGATTGCTGGGCGCTGGCACCGATCAAGCAGTTCATCGATGTCAGCATCGGCAATCTCGTACCCAGCACAGACGAGGCCAAGGCGGAGATCGAGATTAGCTTGCAACAGATGATTTTGGCAAAAGCCCTTCCTGGCCAGACGATCTATGCCTCGTGGAAGAGCTACGCGGTGATGACAGCTCCAAGCGTGGTGTCGTTCGACCTGGTTGACAACGCTGATGACGTCATGCCGTCTCCAGGTTACATGGCGGTGCTGCGGGACATCATCTACGCTTAGCCAATGAGCACACCTGTCTTCGTCAACAATGGCGCGTTTCTGGAGGTGAACGCGACCTCGGTTACGCCAGCGTTGCCGGGATCAAGGGTAAATGGCAACCTGCTGCTAGCTTTCGGCAAGGCCGTCGGTTCTGGAACTGAGACGATTTCAGTAGCTGGAACTGGGTGGACCACCTTCACCGGCGGGAACATTAATCAAGGAGCGGCTAAGGCCCAGCTGTTTGCTTATCGTTATATCGACGGTACGGAAGCATCGCCTACCTTCTCGATGGGATCGGCAACTTTCTTCGATGCGGTCGTCCTGCAATATTCAGGCGTCAAAAGTTCTAGCCCTATAGGGGCCATATCGTCCACCTCCTCCCCGGTGGGGGTTTCTACCGTCGCGATCACCCACATCACCTCCACGGCGACTAATTCCCTGGCTACAGGATGGCTGTGTTGCATCGCTGCTTCTGGTGTTCCTGGAATACCGGCAGGCTGGAACAACGAAGCTTCGGACTCTACAACTTCCAATTATCGGATTTGTGATATCGCTATTGCAGCTTCTGGTACGAGCTCCGGCGATATTTCGGTTTCTTTCTCTGCCTCTAGTTACAACGGCTTCATCATCGAGCTGCTCGGGACGACCGTGGCGGCGACCTGGAACGCCGGCGGTTCGGCGTCGGTCGCCTTCGGTGGACAAACTCGTAGCGGCACGACATGGAACGCCGACGGTGCTACGTCGGTCGCCTTCGGTGGTCACACTAGCAGCGTCACGACCTGGACCGCCGACGGCTTTGCCGGCGCAGATTTCTCCGGGATTGCTCGACCGCCTCCGACACAGGCCGTCTTCTCCTATCCTGGTGACCGGCACGTACGGAGAA